AGATCCCGGATCCCTCAACCTTCCATCTCTTGTGCGTTCTCCCAGAGATTGACGAGCAGTACGACAGTGGACTGGTCAAGGCCAGTCAGACGATGCACTTTGAAGAAGTGCTGTCGCCCGTGCTGTTTGTCGTCAAGATGGGGCCCGACGCCTACAAGGACGAGAAGCGATTCCCCTCTGGCCCTTCGTGCAAGGTTGGAGATTTCGTTCTGGTGCGCCCCAACACGGGCACGCGCATCAAGATCCACGGCAAGGAGTTCCGGATCATCAACGATGACTCCGTGGAAGCCGTGGTCCAAGACCCCCGGGGCATTTCCCGTGCGTAAGGAGTAGGCGATGAACAAAGACGAATTCAAGTTCCCCGACGAACAGCCCGAGGCCAAAAAGGCCGACGCGGTTGAGTTTGAAGTCGAGGAAGAAGTCGAAGTCAAACCGGAAATCGAGGTTGTAGACGATACCCCGGAGGCCGACCGTGGCCGTGCTCCCATGAAGGAGCCGCCCAAGGAACTGACCGACGACGAACTGAACAAGTACGACGAGGGTGTGCGCAAGCGTATCCAGCACTTCACTAAGGGTTATCACGAAGAGCGCCGGGCCAAAGAAGCCGCCCTGCGGGAACGTGAAGAGGCCATTCGAATTGCCAAGGCAGTTGCCGAAGAGAACAAGAAACTCAAAGGGTCGCTGTCTGAAGGCAAGAAGGCGCTGCATGAACAGGCGCTCAAACAGGTCGAGAATGAGATTGAAACCCACAAGGCTCGACTGCGCGACGCCCTGGAGGCAGGTAATGCCAACGATATGGCGTATTGGCAGGATCAACTGACCAGCGCCAAGATCAAACAGGATCGTTTGCAGAACCTGCAAATCGAACCTTTACAGGAAAATGATTTTGGGGTACAACTCCCTCAACCGTCTGAACCAGAACCGGCGGCAGATCCCAAACTACTTGCATGGCGGGAAAGAAATCAGTGGTTTGGGCCCAATAAGCGTATGACCGCGTACGCCCTGGGGCTGCACGACGATCTGGTCGCAGAAGGAATACCACCCGGCAGTGACGAATACTGGAGACGGATCGACACTGACGTGCGGACACGGTTCCCAGAGCAGTTTGGATCTGAGGAGCCCGCTGATGCGCCCAAAACTCAGCGTGTGAAGACCAACGTTGTCGCCCCGGCGACTCGTAGCACAGCGCCCAAGAAAATCGTGCTCACGAAGTCACAGGTCGAAATCGCCAAGCGGCTTGGAGTTCCCCTGGAACTCTATGCCCGTAAGGTTGCGGAAGAGATGAGGAAATAATCATGGCCGAGCAAGAACGCAAGAGTCGAGATCTGGAATCCCGTGAGCAGGTGTCGCGTCCCAAACTTCAGTGGACGCCGCCCCAACTGCTGCCTGACCCCGAACCTGAACCGGGTTATGCCTTCCGTTGGATTCGCCTGAGCACGCTCAACAATCCCGACCCCACGAATATCTCCTCCAAACTCCGCGAAGGATGGGAGCCGGTCAAGGCAAGCACGCAGCCCAAACTGTTTGCTATGTCTAGCCCTCAAAGCCGTTTCCCCGACGGCATTGAGATTGGCGGCCTGCTCCTGTGCAAGACCCCGGTTGAGTTGACAGTTCAGCGCAATGCCTACTATCAAGGTCAGGCAGACGCGCAAATGAACTCCGTCGACAACAACTTCATGCGCGAGAACGATCCCCGGATGCCCTTGTTTGCGGACAAGAAATCCAAGGTGACCTTCGGACGCGGTTAAACCCCTTAGGAGTCAAACATGGCATACCCTGTTGTTGACGCTCCCTACGGTTTCAAAGCCATCAATGAGTTGAATGGCCTGCCGTACGCCGGAGCAATTCGACAAATTCCTATCGCCCGAAGCTACAACACGTCTCTGTTCAACGGAGACTTGGTGCAGTTGACGACGGACGGAACCATCATCAAAACCTCTTACTCCGCCGCGAGTTCGCCGACCTCGGTGATCGCGGGCCTCATCGGCGTCTTCGTGGGTTGTTCTTACACCAACCCCTCGACCGGTCAGAAGCTGTTCGCCCAGTATTACCCCGCTAACACTGCGGCCAACGACATCGTTGCCTTCGTTGTGGACGATCCGTCCGCTCTGTTCAAGGTGGCAATGGTTGGTCAAGCAGCCAGCGAGAGCAATACCGTTTCGACCATTGGCTACGCCAACCAGTCGTTCGTTGGAACCAACGTGTATGCGATTACCGGCGTTGCTGGTAGCACCACCACGGGCAATTCCAAGATGGCTGTGTCTGGTAACGGCCCCACCAACGGTACCGGTAACGTCCGTGTTGCAACGGATTCGCTGCCCTTCCGTGTGGTTGCTGTGGTTCCTGAAACGGCTTACTCCGTGTCGGGCACGGGCACTGCCGCTACCACGACCATCACGCTCGACGCCGCTGTTACTGGCCTTCAAGCCGGTATGGCAGTGACCTGCCCCGAGGCGACTGCGGGTGGAAACCCTGGCGACTTCAACTATGTGACCAACGTGAATGGCACGACCGTCACCGTGGCGAAGACGCTGACCGCTTCTACCGCTGGTAGCAACTTCACCTTCGTGGGCTTCCCCGAAGTTCTGGTGAAGTGGAACCAGGGCTGGCATTCGTATCAATACGCTACGGCTCTCGCGTAAGGAGTAATTCAAAATGGCAATTTCTCGTGCCCAACTACTGAAGGAACTCCTGCCCGGCCTGAACGCGCTGTTTGGTCTGGAGTACGCTCGCTACGGCGAAGAACACAAAGAGATCTACGAAACCGAGACCTCTGAGCGTTCGTTTGAAGAGGAGACGAAACTCTCCGGCTTCAGCGCCGCACCCGTCAAGCCTGAAGGTCAGGCCATTGCGTATGACAATGCGCAGGAAGCCTGGACGGCCCGCTACAACCACGAAACCATCGCCATGGGTTTCTCGATCACCGAAGAGGCGATCGAGGACAACCTGTACGACTCCCTGTCGTCCCGGTACACCAAGGCTCTGGCTCGTGCGATGGCCTACACCAAGCAGGTCAAGGCTGCTGCTGTTCTGAACAACGGTTTCAACTCCGCCGTGACCTACGGCGACGGTGTGAGCCTGTTCTCGACCGCGCACCCCCTGATCTCTGGTGGCACCAACAGCAACCGCCCCACGGTGGCTGCTGACCTGAATGAAACGTCTCTTGAGAACGCCGTCATTCAGATCGCCGGTTGGACGGATGAACGCGGTCTGCTGATCGCTGCCAAGCCCCGGAAACTGATTGTTCCTCCGGCTCTGATGTTCGTGGCAACCCGCCTGCTCGAAACCGAGTTGCGCGTGGCTACCGCCGACAACGACATCAACGCCCTGAAGAACAACGGTTCGATCCCCGAGGGTTACACCGTTAACCACTTCTTGACCGACACGAACGCGTGGTTCCTGACCACGGACGTGCCCAACGGCCTGAAGCACTTTGTGCGGACGCCCATGTCTACGTCAATGGACGGAGACTTCGATACCGGCAACGTCCGCTACAAGGCCCGCGAACGCTACTCGTTTGGTGTCAGCGATCCGCTCGGCATCTTCGGAAGCCCCGGCGCTTAAGGGGAAACCCTCAGAAAACGGCCCTTCGGGGCCGTTTTTTGTACCCTGTTGCGCTACAAAGCCAAAGAATGTTAGACTTCACCCCGTCGATAACTTTCCCGGGGTTTGTAACATGGCAGTCATCTATCGAATCACCAACATGGCAAACGGGCACTACTACATTGGGAGCGCCGAGTCCTTTGAGCGCCGCAAGTGGCAGCACACATACGACCTTAAGCGTGGAGCGCACAAGAACCCACGCCTGCAAGCCGCGTGGAATAAGAACGGTGCGGACATGTTTGTGTTTGAGATCGTGGAGGAAGTGCCCGCTGACCGCACGGCCTTCGACATTGAGAACACGTACTTGATGCGGTGTGTAGGGCAACCAGACTGCTACAACATCAACACGGACGCGGTGGGTATGCGCACTGGAATAGTGTTGAGTGCTGAAGTCAAAACCCGAATAAGTATGAGCCGCAAAGGCAAAGCCGCAGGGGCAGAGCACTACCGCTACGGCCAGACGGTTGCGCCGGAGGTGCGCGAGAAGATCGGTGCGGCACAGCGCGGCAAGCCCAAGGCCCCGGGGCGCAAGGTATCCGAAGAGGGGCGGGCCAAGATCCAGGCCAACATTGAGGCCGGGCGTAGCCACAAGCACTGGACGGGGCGTAAGCATACGGCGGAGTCCAAGCGCAAGATGTCCCGCCCCATCATTGTTTATTTGCCCAGTGGGGCTATGCTGCACATG